GTTTCACGCTATCCCACAGATAGCCTTAGCCTATGAAGAAGGGCCAAGCGGTAAGATTGAGACTCATTGGCGACGATTTAAAGTTAAAGCAAGAAATATTGAACGCAGATGGTTAGGTTTTGAGGTTAGCCCAAGCTTACGCTCTATCATCACCGAGCAGCCTAATACTGATGTAGAAGTAACCGAGGGCGTAGTGTATGACCCTAAAACCAATGTTTATTGGGGTATCGCATGGTCTAAAGAGGATGATGCGCCGTCATGGGTAGAGCCTTTTGGACCTTCTAGCCCTTGGGTAACTGGTCGATATGCTAAAGCTGCAGGTGAGGTTCGTGGTCGTGGTCCTGCTATGGATGTATTGCCGGATATTAAAACACTGAATAAGGTGAAAGAGTTTAGCTTGCAGAAGGCAGCATTAGATCTATCAGGCATGTACACCGGTATTAGTGATGGGATATTCAACCCTCATACAGTTACTATCAGTCCAGGCGTAGTCATTCCAGTATCAAACAATGGCACTCAGAACCCATCACTACAGCGATTAGACACAACCAACAATCTTGATTTAACTCAATTTGTTATCTCTGACCTACAAACCAACATCAAGAAAGCATTCTTTAATTCACTAAGAGAGCCTAGTGACGCCGTTATAAGTGCTACTCAGTATGCAGATGAAGCAAGAGAGTTAGCCGGTCAAATAGGATCAGCGTTCGGACGCTTACAAACAGAAGTGTTAATCCCTATCCTTCAGCGAGTTTATTGGATACTGGTTAGACGAGGCCTTGTTACACCGTTAGAGATTGGCGGCAAAGAGGTATCAATTAAGTTCACATCACCATTAGCAAGAACGCAAGACGCTGAAGATTTAATGTCAGTCCAGCAAGCGGTCGAATTTACACTGGCCACAGCAGGCGAGGAAGCTATTCAAATGTCATTCAAACTAGAGGACTTTGGTAAGTGGGCAGGCGAGAAGACTGGAATGCCTCAAGAGTTAATTCGCTCAGATGCTGAAAAGGCCGAAGTTATTCAAGCAGGCGCTGAAGCGGCAAAAGCACAAATGGAGCAAGGTCAGCAACCACAACAACCACAATTGCAGGCTGTGGAATGAGTTGGGAAGATTTACAGAAGAAGCAAAAAGAACTATCTCACGAGCAAAAGCTAGCTCAAGAGCAGCAAATTAGCCTAGCTAAAGCTTACAAACGATTGTTCTCAACCGAAGACGGGCAGAAGGTTTTAGCAGACCTAAACCAAAGGTACATCTATAACAATACAACCAGCTTGGACGCTGTAAATCCTAATTATGAGTCAGCTGTCCATAACGGCGAATCAGCGGTGGTGAGGTGGTGCCACTTACAAATGGGACTAGCGGGGCAGAAATAGTGGATATTAAAGAAAAGCGACAACTAGCCAAAAAGCTTGGTATTAAGAGCTGGCACAACAAGAAAGAAGTTAACCTTGATAGAGAAATAGCGGAATTACAGCCTATCAACGTCGATATTAAACAGTCTGAAACTATAGTAAAGGCCGTAGCAAAGGTTGAAACTATCAGGCCCAAGGTCGATATCATTGCCGATAAGCGAGCTAAGGAGCTATTAGCAAGTTTAGGCATTAAAGATGATTGGCTGTATTCAATAGCTAATCAGTACGGATTCTCAAAGCTGGAATATATTAGAAAATTCATGTCGTTCAGGTGCTACCTGGGTGATAAGTGTGTCGATTGGGTCGATTTAAACGACTTATCGAGACTGAATGGAGGCGGCAACGTGATCAAGATACCTAACAAGACGCGACCCGTTGAGAAAGAAAAGAAAGTAATCAAACTTAAGTGGAGAAAATAAAATGAGTGACGAACAAGAAGTACAATCCGAAGCAGTGGAGCCATCAGAAGCGGAAGTAGCAGCACGACCAGACTATATTCAAGAGAAGTTTTGGGACTCTGAAGCAGCTAGCGTCAACGTAGAAAACATGGCCAAGTCTTATAATGAGCTCAATAGCAAGTTCGGAGGCTTTACCGGTGCACCTAAAGACGGCTATCAAGTGCCAGAAGGCTTTGAAGCTGATGATGATTTATTTAAAACGTACAGTGAATACGCCAACGGCATTAATATGTCACAGGCTGCATTTGCTCAAGGTTGGGACCTGGTATCTACTCAAGCCGGTGTAAGCGCTGAAGTAAGTGTAGAGAACGAACTGGCCAAGTTAGGCGATAACCCGCAAGCTAGAATCGATAAGGTCGATAACTATTTACGCAGCAATCTAAGCGCTGATAAATATATCGAAATGGCTGAAGTTGCAAAGACGGCGGAAGGCATCAAGCTAGTCGAGGCTCTAATTCCCGCACAAGCGCAACCCAAATTATCAGGCGACATTCCTAACGAATCAGGCTTAACCCTAGCTGATGTGAACGAGATGGCAAACAAGAAAGACGAGAACGGCAACTATATGCGTTCAGTTGACCCATCCTACAATAAGAAGGTTATGGAGGCATACGCTAAGGTGGTTTAATTGATTTAAACTATCAACGGATATATAATAGCTATAACTGGATAACTTCAAACAAGCCCAGTCATTAAGTAAACGGTTTTAATTTGACCCAATCTAATGACTGGACAATCAATAAAAAACCTCAAGAGAAGCATTTTTATTAATTTTTTGAGGATATTCTAATGAGTATTAATCTATCACCTGTAGCCAACGTTGAATTTGACAACATGGTTAAACAGGCATATCAGAACGCAGGCATGTTGAAGCCACACGTTCGCATTAAAAATAACGTAGTAGGCGATCAAGTAAAGTTCCGTTACATGGGTAAAGGACTAGCTAATCAAAAAGGCACGAGTGACATGGTAACAGCGATGAACATCTCGCACAGCCAGCCAACTGCTACACTTTCAAACTGGAACGCACCAGAATTCACCGATATTTTCGACCAAGCTGAAGTAAACTTTGACGAAAAGCAAGAACTCGCAACATGTGTTGCCGGTGCTATCGGTAGACGTTGTGACCAGATTATCATCGACGCACTAGACGCATCAACACCAGACGCATCAGATATTGATTTGGGTGCAGCTAATCTAACAGTAGCAGGCGTTATCAACGCTAAAACTAACTTAGTTGGTCAGGGTGTAGGTAATGGCGGGTTATGCGCTGTAATCGAATCAGGCGGCCTTAAAGGTCTATTGAATGATGAGAAAGCAACTAGTTCCGATTATCAAAATGTTCAAGCTTTAATCCGAGGCGATATTAACTCTTTTTGTGGATTCAACTTTGTTGTACTTGAGGACCGGTCTGAGGGCGGCTTAACAGAAGCAGCAAGCAAGCCTGATGCTTGGTTCTTTGATAAGCAAGGAATTGGCCTTGGTGTCGGTATTGACATGAAAGTCGAGGTATCATATCAAGAGCTTTACACATCTTGGTTAACTAACGGAATTTTCAAAGCTGGCGCAGTAGTAATTGATACTGCCGGTCAACAGAAAGTTCAATACACTAAAACAGCTTAGGAGGCTAATAACATGGCTTTTGATAGAGATAAATTGGCCCGCTTAGGCTCGCCAAACACTAACGCTCCTGCTATTTGGAGTTACACCTCGGCTGATGCAATTGCTACCGTTAATACCGCAGGGTATTTTAACAACGCATCAAAAGAGCTAGCGGTCAGAGATATTATGTTTGTCACTGATTCAAACACACCAACAGCGCATCTTTGTATTGTACTAAGTAATGCGGCTGGCGTTGTAGATGTATCAGACGGTACAGTGATTGCTGAAACTGACGGTGATTAGAATTAAATAAGGGTTACATTATGGCTAGTAAAATAGATTTAATTAGTGCAGCCCTTGTTTTAATTGGTGATACTGCAATCAATACATTAGTAGGTGATGAGCGTGCACAGGTTGCTGCCTCTGCTTTGTATGATGTAATTGTCGAAAATGAGCTAACCCGCACACGCTGGGGTTTTGCTCGCACAAAAGCACAATTATCATTAACCACAGATACACCTTTAGATAACGACTTTAAAAGCATTTATCAGCTTCCTAGTGATATGTTGTTGCTTATTAAAGTTAACCCTATGACCAGGTATCGGATATATGGCGATAAGCTGTATTGTAATTTATCATCGACTTTACACTGTGATTATATTTACAATGCCCCTGAATCCGAATGGCCTCAATACTTTTCCAAACTTATTCAATACGCACTAGCTAAAGACTTTGCCACCTCTATTAGGGATAGCTCAACAGTTGCACAGCTAATGGCTAACGAATATCTAAACGCTTCAGCGGATGCTATGAGCAGAGATGCGCAGCAGTATCCACAGGACGTAATCAGAAGTAATCCCTTTACAGCGGTACGTTTCTAAATGGCTAAGACTCGTTCGATACAAACTAGCTTTTCTAGTGGCGTCTTATCACCTTTAATAAAGGGCCGTACTGATCTAGAGCAATACTATAAAGGGTTAGAAACTGGCGATAATGTGGTACTCATTCCTCAAGGCGGGTTAAAACGTCGCCCAGGAACGCAGTACATAGCCAAGGCCGCATTTAAAACAACACGCAATACCACAACGCCAACTATGCCAGAGGGTGGTACAGCGGCTAATATTAATGATGATGACGACTCAACACTAACAACAACGACTACCAACATATCCACTTTAGACCCCTACGTGATCGCCCATTACGATTTAGGGTCGGCAAAAACGATTGAGTTTGCTGATGTAAGGGGTATTTTTCTTACGGTAGACAGTACAACATCTAATTTGAATATTGAGTGGTCTGATGATGATGCGGCATGGACCACAGCAGGAACCTTTAGAGAAGTAGGCACGACCGCTAGAGATATGCGGTTATATGTCGGCTTATCTCATAGATATTGGCGGCTATCAATCCTAGAAGGTGTTGATTTAACCACTAATAAAATCACTTTAGAAGAGTTCAACCTTTGGGAACAAACCACTAATCAGTCCGTGGTTAAACTTAAAGACTTTAGTGTGAGCTCATCTGTACACTATTTAATGGTGTTTACTGAAGGCAATTGTTCGATATACAACACATCAACCGATTTAAGGGTGGCAGATTTAAAAATGCCTTATACCTCGCTGCAGGTTGGCGATATAAGAGACACGCAATCAGAATCAGTAATGTTAACTTTTCACGAAGACGTTATACCTAAGCGCATTATTAACCTTGGCACCAACTTTGATTGGTATGTAGACGATACGCCATTTATCAATCTGCCTCAGTTTGATTATGATGATAGCTCTAGTCCTACGCCTACAAACGATGTACAGGTATTAACCTTTACCGCATTTGTTGCAGGTGATACTTTTCAAATCGACATTGAGGGCGTATTAAGTAAAAACATTACATTTGCAGGTGACGCGACAGCAGGCGAAAGAACGTCCACAGCGGCGAATATAGAAAAGAACATACAGGACATGCCAGTCGTTGGTGAAACCGGTGTAAGCGTGTCCAGAACAGGCGCATTGGCTTATACAATCACTATATCAGGCGAATCAACCAAAGCATTTGAATTATTCTCAGCATTCCCAACGAGTGGAACAGCGTCTAAATCGATAGCATTTACTCATTCGGCCACAGGCGTTCCACGTAAAGAAGATGTATGGAGTTCAACTAGAGGTTATCCTTCATCGGCTTGTTACCATGAAGGACGATTAGTATTAGGTGGCACTAAATCAAAACCACAAAGTATCTTCTGGTCTAAGGCTGGAAGCGGGTTGGATTTTGAAATAGATGAAGGTGACGACGACGACGGCATTTTTACTACCATATCCAGTCGGAAATTGAATCAAATAGTTGATGTTTTTCCTGGTAGAAACTTACAAATATTTACAAGCGGCAGCGAATTTACGGTTAATGTTAGTCCTGTAACGCCGTCAACAGTGTCTATCACGCCGCAAACCTCGCATGGCTCTCTAAATCTGGAAGCCAAAGAGATAGACGGTGCTACATTATTTATTGATAGGAACGGAAAATCATTAAAGCAGTACCTATATAATTTTAATGAGGATGCTTATACAACGGCAGATATCAGTGTTTTAAGTCCTGAGTTAATCAAGTCACCGGTAGATTTAGCGATATTAGGCGGCACTAGCTCGGACGATGCTAATTGGGTATTCATTGTTAACAACGATGGAACTGCTACAGTATTAAACACGCTCAGAGCGCAAGATATTAACGGGTTTACTAGCTGGACAACTTCAGGTTATTTAACTGATGTGTCAGTGGTTGACGATCAACTATACATGGTAAACCGTCGAACTATTGACAGTGTTGAATCTTATTACATTGAAAAATGGAACTTTGACAGGCTACTTGATAACTCATTAACTAATAGCGGGGCATCGTCACCAGTATCAGGGTTCGACCATTTAGAAGGTGAAACGGTTAGAGTAGTCACAAGTACAGGCGTCGTATTGGCCGACAGGGTGGTAACCAGTGGCGCTATAACAATGACAGCTGAAGAATTAACCCAAAGTTATGCACAAATAGAGGTTGGTATGGGGTTCACACCTCAATTTAAAACAATGCCAGCGAATACTAATGTCGGTAGCGGTCAAAACCAAATGAGACTTAAAAAGCTTGTTAGGATGAATATGCGGGTTGTTAATACTTACGGCTTAGAAATAGAAGGCGTACCAGTGCCAAGCAGAAACCTAGGCGCTAGCGTATTAGATTCGGCTCCAAACGCCCAAACTGGTATAATCGATGATGTATATAACTTAGCGGGATGGAAAAGAGAAGAAATGCCACTATTTACTTGTCCAGATCCTACGCCATTTACGGTGTTATCCATAGAATACGAGGTTGAATCATCGTGATTAACCAACTACAGCAAGCCATGCTTGAAATGAATCAAGCTGAAATTAAAACAAAGCACTCTTTTTGTGATGGCGTTTATGCGAGAGAGATAACCATTCCGGCTGGCGTGTGTCTTGTGGGGGGTAAGCATAAAACTAGCTTCTTTATAGTGATATCACAAGGCGAATGCGTTGTTATTGATAACGAAATAGAAACACTTTATACGGCCCCATGTACGGTTATATCAAAGGTCGGGGCTAAGCGGGCTATAATGGCGGTCGAAGACACTGTATTAACAACCTTTCATCCTACAAAAGAAACCGATATCGATAAAATAGAATCAGATATCATAGAGAGCGAAGGCTTAAAAATAGTAAATAGCGAGGGTTTAAAATGACTTGGGTAATTACGGCGGTAGTTGTCTCAGGCGCAGCAACCGCAAAGCTTCAATATAACGCTGGCAAGTCCCAGCAAATAGAGCTTGATAAGCAAGCAGAGCAGGAAAAAATAGGCGCAGAAGGTCGAGAGCTGCAAAGAAGAGAGAAGCTTAACGATGTATTAGCGTCGAATATTGTCTCGCTTTCTGGATCTGGAATTTCAGGCGAAGGAACACCGCAAAGCGTATCGCTAGAAAGCGCAAAGAAAGCTTCCTTAAGTGAAGGTATGATTGGACTTAGCGATAAGCTACGACAAGCACAGTTAAGACGGCAAGGTAAAGCGGCGAAACGGCAAGGCACAGCTCAAGCGGCGAGCACGCTATTAAATACCGGCGCTAGCGCTGCCAAATTGGGTGAATAAATGCCATTACAAAAAATAAAAACATTCGGAACACTTACGCCTACAGGCGCGGATAGTTCAGCAGCTAACACCTTG